CAGGACTTGACGTGTATGAGAGAGTGCAAAAGGATCACGAATATATTGTTACTGTGGACGTTGCCAGAGGAATTGGTGGCGACTATTCTGCTTTCATCGTGTTTGATATCACCACTGTCCCGTATAAAATTGTTGCGAAGTACAGAAATAATGAGATTAAACCTGTACTGTTTCCCTCGGTAATTTTTCAGGTCTGTAAAGAATACAATAATCCTTACGTATTAGTTGAGGTAAATGATATTGGAGATTCTATTGCTGCTACTCTCAATTACGATCTTGAATATCCTAACGTCCTTATGTGTGCTATGCGTGGCAGAGCAGGTCAGATCGTCGGACAAGGATTCTCAGGAAACAAAACACAACTAGGTGTCAAGATGAGCGTAACCGTGAAGAAGATTGGTTGCGCTAACCTCAAAGCAATTGTTGAGGAAGATAAATTATTGTTTAATGACTTCCAGATCTTCCAAGAACTTACTACGTTTGTACAGAAAAAACAAGCATGGGAAGCGGACGAAGGATATCACGATGACCTTGTAATGTGTATGGTTCTCTTCGCATGGTTAGTCATGCAAGAATATTTCAAAGAGATGACGGATCAAGATATCCGTAGAAGAATTTACGAAGAGCAGAGAAATCAGATTGAGCAAGACATGGCTCCTTTTGGGTTTATTGACGATGGTATGGGCGACGATACCTTCATTGATGGAGATGGCACTCTGTGGGAATACGGAGACAAACAAGAAGAGGTCGGTTATATGTGGAACTACTGATGGATATTGGGGATCAGTTCAGTCTGGAACACCTTCTTTTCAGAGAAAGAGTATGCAGGACATGCGGTGTAAAGAAGGATTTAATATCTGAGTTTTATCTCACTAGAAAAACAAAGAAAGGACATCCGTCAGCATATGCTTATGAATGTAAGGAGTGTACGGTCAAAAGAGTTCTAGATAGTAGAAAGAAAAAGGATCCCTTTTCTGACTGGGGGTATCCAGATTGGTAGTTCATGCATTGTTCACCACTTCTGAAAGAGTCAAAAATCTAAATACTTTTAGATAAATTTGATATCTAGAGGTAAAAACATGGCAAGTCAAGTCTCGCCTGGTGTTGTTATTAGAGAACGTGATTTTTCCAATGCTGTTGTTGTAGGAGCTACCGCTATTCGTGGCGCTTTTGCTTCTTCCTTCCGCAAAGGACCCGTAGGCACAATTGTAAACATTGGTTCTGAAAGAGAACTTATCGATACGTTCGGTACACCAGCTGAGGCAAATGCTGCTGACTGGTTGGTTGCTGCTGAATTCCTCCGCTATGGCGGACAACTAGCAGTCGTTCGTGCTGCTTCTAGCGTACTAAACGCTACAGCATCTGGCACTGGTGTTCTTGTCGGTAGCAAAGATGCTTTCGATGCTGGTGTAACTTCCGAGAAGTTCGCAGCAAGAGATGCTGGTACTGAAGGAAACAACCTTCGTGTTGTTATCGTAGACCGTGGTGCTGACTATGTAATCAGCAAAACTGGTCACGGTTTAGCAGTTGGTGGAACATACACCGATGACGCTTCTGTAACCCACGAAGTTGTTAAAGTAACTGACGCAAATACTTTTGAAATCATCAAAGGTTCTGCTGTTCCCACCCCTGCTTCTGGCGATACCGCTACTGCTTGGGACTACAACTCACAAGCAATTGCTTCAACTGGTTTAACTTATAAAGCAATCGCTCCACGTCCTGGAACATCTGCTTTCGCATCTGAGCGTCACCTCTCATATGACGAAGTACACGTTGCTGTAATTGACGAAAGCACAAATACAGTTGTTGAGAGAATGACATATCTCTCGAAACTATCTGATGCTAAGACACCTGAAGGTGCTTCAGCATATTGGAAAGATTATGTTAATGAGTATTCAGGTTACATTTATGCTGGTGTTGGTCTCAGTTCTGCTGAGGTAACAACTGCTGGTGAAGATCCTGGTGCTACTGCTGGATCTTATGGTGCTACTGCTGCTTCTCCATTAGAACTCGCAAGAATTCTACCTACCGCAGGTGGTGCTCTATCTGGCGGTGCTGATGACTACGCATACACTTCTGGTGAAATCCAAGCAGCGTATGACCTATTCCTAGACACTGAAGAGACTACGATTGATTTCGTTCTCATGGGTGGCGACGGTGCTAACGAAACTGATACAATTGCTAAAGCACAAGCAGTTGCTGCTATTGCTAACAGCAGAAAAGATTGTGTTGCTTTCATCTCTCCATGGACTGGTGCTCAAGTAGCAACATCTGGTGGAACTGCTCTAACACCAGCACTGCAATTAGCAAATACTATTTCCTTCATGGATAATATTGCTTCTAGTTCTTATGTTGTTCTAGACAGTGGTGTTAAGTACACTTATGACAGATTCAATGACAAGTATCGTTACATCGGTTGTAACGGTGATGTTGCTGGTCTTTGTGTTTCAACTTCTTCCATCCTCGATGACTGGTTCTCACCTGCTGGTCTAAATCGTGGTGGTATTCAGAACGTTGTAAAACTTGCTTTCAATCCTAACAAAGCACAACGTGACGATCTCTACACAAGTAGAATCAATCCAATCGTCTCACTTCCTGGTTCTGGTCCTGTTCTATTCGGTGACAAGACTGGTCTTGCTTCACCTAGCGCATTCGACAGAATCAATGTTCGCCGTCTCTTCCTCAATGTTGAGAAGAGAGCAAGAGGTCTTGCTGAAGGCGTACTCTTTGAGCAAAACGACAGCGTTACACGCGGTGGGTTTGCTGCTTCAATGACTTCATACCTCCAAGAGGTTCAAGCACGTAGAGGTCTAACCGACTTCTTGGTTGTTTGTGATACTTCAAACAACACCCCTGAAGTTATTGACAGAAATGAGTTTGTTGCTGAACTCTACCTCAAGCCTACACGTTCCATCAACTTCGTAACGGTTACTGTAACTGCTACAAGAACGGGCGTTTCGTTCACTGAAGTCATCGGTAGATGATAATTAGTTATTAGAAAATAATTACGAGGTAAACAAAAAATGGCACTGTCTAACGTTTCTAGTTTTTTACAGACTATTGGTCAAGGCGTCAAGCCTAATATGTTCTTGGTGGATGTCAGATTTCCTGACACCCTATCAAAGCAGACTGAAGATCTAAATCTTACAAATATTCTTTGTAAGTCAGCAGCACTTCCAGGTTCTAACCTAGGTGTTATTGAAGTTCCTTTCAGAGGAAGAACAGTTAAGATCGCAGGTGATCGCACCTTTGATACTTGGACTGCAACCTTCTTCAACGATAAGGACTTCAAACTCCGTGCTTTCTTTGAAGAGTGGGCAAATAATATCAACACCCACGAAGCTAACACTTCACCACTATTCACTCCATCCTCCACTTCTGGTTACATGGCAGACCTTGCGGTCTCGCAACTTGAAAAGGATGCTAGTGAAGAGGGTTCTATTCTCAGAAAATACACTCTTAAGTATTGCTTCCCAACTAACGTTTCTCCTATCGATCTTGCTTATGATAGCAACGATCAGATTGAAGAGTTCACTGTTGAGTGGCAGTATTCCTACTTCCAAGCAGAAGCAGGAACCAGAGATGGTGTTTCTGGCATTGGCGTAGTCTGATAAATAGTTGAACGCTCAACTATACTTTTAAATCATGAGTCAACTATTTGGCTTCCAGATTAACAGAAAGGAGGGGCAGAAGGGACAATCCCCTGTCCCTCCTTCTGCTGATGAACCCATCGCCGTAGCCGCTGGTGGGTATTATGGAACGTATGTAGATACGGATAATCAAGCTCGCAATGAGTTTGAGATGATCCGTCGTTATCGTGATATGGCAATTCACCCAGAGGTGGATAGTGCGGTAGACGAAGTTGTTAACGAATTTATTGTTAGCGACGCCCACGATACTCCCGTGGAAATCAACTTAGATAATCTCGAAGTTGGTGCTGGAGTAAAAAATAGAATTCGTAATGAGTTTGAGTACATCAAACGTTTGTTGAACTTTGACAATCGCGCACACGAGATTGTTAGAACTTGGTATATCGACGGTAGATTATTTTACCACAAGGTTATCGATCTAGATAATCCAAAGAAAGGTATCACGGAACTTCGTTATATTGATCCAATGAAGATCAAGAAGGTCCGTCAAAAAATTGACAATAAACCGAAAGACTCTCTAGCACAAGCAGCGATCAAAGGCACTGCGCTTGAGTATGAATACGGAACGTTTGTTGATTACTATCTTTACAATCCAAAAGGATTTTATAAAGGTGGTGTACTAGGACCAATTGGCGATATGTCACTGTCCCAAGGCGTCAAGATGGCAGTGGATTCTATCACATTCTGCCCATCTGGACTACAAGATTTAAACAAAAGAATGGTTCTTGGTTTCCTTCATAAGGCAATCAAGTCACTCAATCAATTAAGAATGATTGAGGATTCGCTTGTTATTTACAGACTATCACGCGCACCTGAGCGTAGAATTTTCTACATTGATGTTGGTAATCTTCCCAAGGTCAAGGCAGAACAATACTTGCGTGATGTCATGAGTCGTTATCGCAACAAGCTAGTCTATGACGCACAGACTGGTGAGATGCGTGATGATAAAAAGCATATGAGTATGCTAGAGGATTTCTGGTTACCTCGCAGAGAGGGTGGACGTGGCACTGAGATCACAACTCTACCTGGCGGACAGAACCTTGGCGAACTCAAGGACGTGGAGTATTTCAAAAAGAAACTCTATAATTCTCTCAATCTTCCTCCTTCCCGTCTCACAGACGACAATAAAGGATTCAATCTTGGTAAGACCACTGAAGTCCTCCGTGACGAACTTAAGTTCACGAAGTTCATTGGTCGTCTCCGTAAGCGATTCAGCGAGATGTTCCAAGACATGCTCAAGACTCAACTCATTCTAAAAGGAGTAATTGCTCCTGAAGACTGGGATGATATGAAAGAGCATATTCAGTATGACTATCTCTTCGATAATCATTTCAATGAGTTAAAAGAAATTGAAATGATGAATCAAAGGATGATGTCTGTAACCCAGATGGATCCTTTTGTTGGAAAGTATTTCTCCACAGAATATATTCGTAAGAATATTCTTGGTCAATCTGAAAAAGATATGAAAGAAATCGACAAGCAAATGCGTAAAGACATTAACACTGGTCTTGCTATTGATCCAGTTGAAGTTAATGTTCTTGATAATATGCAACAGCAAAATGCTGCTCTTGCTCCAGAGATTGAAGACCAAAAAGCAATCGATGCGGCAGATAGAGAAGCAGAAGCTGCGGATGCTGCGATGGAAAGAGAGATCAAAAAAGCAAAGTCCGCACCGTCAAAACCTAGCGGTGATAAATAAATTATACTGAATTGTTATTATGTCAGAACAAACTGAAAGGGGTCAATTCCCTGGCGAAGTAAATATCGTTGATAAGATCAATGATAATGATCGCGCAGCTGCTATTGATGCCATCCACGATCTTTTGTTTTCTAAAGCATCTGATGCTATGGCAGATTATAAGAAGGTTGTAGCGAATACATTCTTTGATGAACCAGAAACCGAGACAGAAACAGATGAAACTGATAACGGAAACGATTGAAAACGTCCAGATCCTCACTGAGGAAAAAGACGGAAAAAAACTTCTCTACATTGAAGGAGTTTTTCTTCAGTCAGAACTCAAGAATCGCAATGGACGCATGTATCCTTTTGAAGTTCTCAACCGCGAGGTAGAGAGATACAATGAGGAGTATGTGAAATCGAAGCGTGCTCTCGGTGAACTAGGTCACCCCGATGGTCCTACTATTAACCTCGATAGGGTTTCTCATAGGATTACAAGTCTACGCGCTGAAGGTAATAACTTTATTGGCAAGGCACAAATCCTTGACACTCCAATGGGTAATATTGCCAAGTCATTGCTAGGTGAGGGAGTTCAGTTAGGTGTTTCCTCTCGTGGTATGGGAAGCATTCAAAAGAAAGAAGATGTCAACATTGTTGCTGATGACTTCATGCTTACAACTGCTGCTGATATCGTAGCAGATCCTTCCGCTCCTGACGCTTTCGTCAACGGAATCATGGAAGGTAAAGAGTGGGTATGGGACAACGGCATTCTTAAAGAAGCAAAAGTTGATAAATACCAACGTTATATTAACGAATCGCGTCGTGACCTTGAGGAAAGGACGCTTAGAGTGTTTGAGGATTTCCTCGGAAAACTCTGATTTATAAATAAACTTAGATTAATTATACGGAAATTACGAGGTAAACTCAAATGTCAGATATGCTAAACGAAAAGTTTGAGGAGTTCGTTACCGAGCAGAAGGTGATTGTAGAAGC